AACCATGTTTTGTTAAGAGTCGGAGTGCTTGTACCAGCGTATGTTGTAACAGCATACGAGCCAATTGCACCAATGCTTGCCAACGGAGAGTATCCGTTAGTTGCATCTAATTTAGCTGTATCGCTAATTACTGCTGGAACACGATTTGTAAATGTTTGTCCGCCTGAAGTAGTTGCGGCACTTGCGTTCCATTCAAATATACCAAAAGCTGTATTTGTTGTATCAAACCAATAAGTTCCTGCTGTTGGACTACCAGCTGGAATATTGCTTGTTCCAACTAGTTGTGCTGTATTAATATCTGCACGTACTACATAAGCACGACTGCTTACGCCTAAATAGCTGTAAGCGGCTTGCAATCCATATTCATTTAATTCACCTGCGTGTACAGGATTATTATTGGAATCAGTTTGGAAGTAAGGTGTGCCAAATGTTGTACCTAAATCCATTTGACTGGTCATTAGATATACAGCGCCTGCGTTTGCTTTCAAAGTACCTGGAGCTGTTCCAGTACCTGCTGAATTCGTTTTATTTTCTTGGGTTGCAACAAAAATTAAAGGTGTTGTCCCTGGGGCTGCGGGAGTATAAAAACTCTCGTCTATTACTGTAACCGCTACGCCTGGTGAACCGAGTGTGGCCATATTGTGATCTCCGGTGAATACAAGTTTCCTATATGTATTTATAGATAATTGGTTAATTCAAGTCACTACAGTCCCTTTTATAAAGGTTTAAAAAAGGCTTAAATAATGCATGAGACCATTATGCTCGTGCGGCCGAGGGCCAGTAGCCATTAACTACTATAAGGATGATGTCGCATACTATAGAAGTGTATGTGGTGCGTGTCTACGAGGTGTAAAAATAGCCCGATGGCAACATGCGGGCTATAAGATGAAAAATACTTGCGATAAATGTGGGTTTAAAAGCATCTACAAAGAAGTATTTGCAGTATTCCATGTGGACGGCAATTTAAACAACTGCGCCCATTCGAATCTTAAGACGGTATGTGCAAACTGCCAGCGTGTTTTACATCGAGATGGAGTTCGTTGGCGGCAAGGTGATCTTGTACCAGACCTTTAACCTTAGACATCAAATCATCGATAGTGCTATCGTTAGATAATACTGCATCGAAATCAGTACCGACCCAAGCAGTTTCGCTAGCATGAATGCCTATTTTTTCTAATCTACTACGACTAGTGGCCCATGCAAAATTACCACTTTCGCCACGATTTGCGTTAACTGCATCATCATACCAGTCGGGCAATTCGCCTCGTTTGACCCATACAATAATGCCGCCGGCAGCTTTGATTGATTTAATTTCGTTAGGAAAACGGCAATCGCTAATAACAATATCGTCTGTACTATTACGGAGTTTGTTTTCTAAACTAGCGATCCAGATATCGTCATGGAATCCTCGGCGGCAAACTTCTGTACCCCATAACTGTAGCATTAGTCTAGGAGTAAGGTTAGGCATCTTTAAACGTTCTGCCCACCACGGATCTACTTGTTCACGCCATTCGCGGGCTTGTTTAGTACGCCCTTCTAGCATAGTTCTATCCCAACCAAACACTTGCGCCACTGCATCTTTTAAACTGTTGGCAAAACTTTCTCGTCTAAAACCGTGGAAATTTGTAAGATAGTCGGCAATCGTATCCTTGCCAGAACCAATAAAACCGCATACACCTATAATCATAGCGCCTCCGTAGATATCGCTAGTATATAACAGTTTTATTACAATGTCAAATTATTTCTTAGCCAAGAATAAAGGTCATTGGCTGTCCGCCAGCAACTAAATCGCCCAATTCTTTTTCAAGTTTTTCGATTTCTTTGTCGCCTTCTTGTTTTAGCGCACTGCCATTTAACTGTGTGCCGCTTTGAGGACCAACAATACTGGCAAATTTACCACGTGCTTCTCCTAGCATTAGTTTACAAGTGGCTAGAGTATAATCGTACAACCATTGTTTGGCATACATGTCTTGTAAAATAACAAAATCAGGTCGGAAATTATCAGTACGGATCAGCACTTGTTCGCCTTGTGCGAACGGACGTTGCAATAATGTCAACATGTGCTTGGTTGGATTCCAAGCAAATTCGATATAACTACCAAATATACGACCTAGCAATTTTTGATATCCGCTGTACATTTCGTAAGTAGCGATACCGCCTAGTTGACTGCTGTTCATCAAATAGGTATTGGTATAGGCCAAGTTAAACGGTTCAAACAAACTGCCGCCAGCGCCTTGGCCAGTTCTACTACCCACGCTACGACGGAACACTGTGCGAACACTAATAATTTCATTGGGTAAAATGTACTCGTTTTGATCTACGAATAGTTCTAAAAACAAGTAACTTTCTTCAGTTGCACCCGGACTACGTTGTCTAAACTTAGCAATGGCTCTGTTAAGAGCTGTTTCATAGTGTACTGGATCAAGCTCTACTTCAACCATGCCATTGCCTAACATGTTTTTAACATAGTCAAAAACTTTATTTCGCTCGGCTGTTGCAGTTGTAAGGGCAGGGTCTGTAGGGTAAATATCGGCCATATTGGTTTCTCCACTCATATTTATCATACGATAAATATCACTATGCCAAGAATATCCTTATACAAACCCGAAAGAGGGTCAGACTTTAAATTTATGGATCGCCAAGCTAGCGAAATGTTCCAGCTTGGTGGAACCGACATTTATTTGCACAAATATCTAGGAGCAAACACCAGCTCTGAAAATGCTACTGCCGCAGAACCGCATTATGCTACAGACAATGTTACTAATATACAAGATTTACTGTTATTAGAAAACCGTGATAGAAAATACGACCCGGAAATTTATCGATTACGTGGTTGGTACAATGTACAAAATATAGATTTTAATCTAAGCCAATTTGGTTTGTTTATTGACAACGATACAATTTATATGACTGTACATATTAATGATTTTTTCAAATATATCGGTCGTAAACCTGTAAGCGGTGATGTGTTTGAACTGCCGCATTTACGTGATGATTTTGCATTAAATGATTTCGATGTAACAATGCCACGATATTATCAAATTACCGACGTGGGTCGTGCAAGCGAGGGATTTAGTCCCACATGGTATCCGCATCTATATAGATTAAAATGTACAAAAATTACTGATAGTCAACAATTTGCCGCTATTCTTAGTCTACCTGCAAATGCAGATAACCCGGCTGGTCCGACTATACAAGATATTCTTAGTACTCGTGCTAAAGATTTAGCAATTAATCAGGCAGTTATTAATCAAGCAGAGTCCGATGCGGCACTGAGCGGCTACCAAACAAAACAATTTTATACACTAGCAGTTGATCCTACTAACGGAAAACCTATTATTAAAACAGCCGACGATGCTGACCTTGATGCAAGTGGCATAGATATTACTGCGTCTGATGTAGATGGCGCACCAACACGTAGTGGATATACAGGTTACATGTTAGGCGACGGAGTTGCTCCTAATGGTATTCCTAATTTTGGTGCAGATATTCAATTTCCGTCTAGTGCAGAACAAAATGATTATTTTTTAAGAACTGATTTTATGCCAAACAGATTATTCCGCTTTGATGGAACACGCTGGGTTAAAGTTGAAGATAGTGTACGTATGACCATGACTAATACTGATACTCGTCAAACATTAAAAACCGGCTTTATTAACAATACAAATACAAATATTATCGGTGGTACAACTATTACCGAACGTCAACCCCTATCTTCAGCACTTAAACCTAAGGCGGATCTATAATGCAGTATTTTTACGACGGTCAAATCCGCAGATATCTAGTACAGACTATTAGATTGTTTAGTAATTTTACAGTCAAGTATGGTGACGGAACATTACATCAGATTCCAGTTAGTTACGGAGACCCAGATAGACAAGCGGCCGCTATTATTAGACAAAATAGTGAAAATGCTATACAAAGTGTACCACGTATAGCTGTGCATATTAAAGATTTACAATTAGACCGTACACGATTATCTGATGCAACCTATGTTGGAAAACTACATTTACGTGAACGAGACACATACACTGATCCAATAACTGGTCAGTTAACATATAGTGAAGGGCAAGGTAAAAACTATACTGTAGAAAGATTAATGCCAACTCCATTTAAATTAACACTAAGTGTTGATATTTGGTCAAGCAGTACAGAACAAAAATTACAAATACTTGAACAAATCTTAGTATTGTTTAATCCTAGTTTAGAAATACAAACAACTGACAACTATATAGACTGGACTAGTTTAAGTGTACTAGATTTAACACAAGTATTATGGTCAAGCAGGCAAGTTCCAGTAGGTACAAATGACACAATTGACTTGGCTACATTAACTTTAGAAGCTCCGGTATGGATCAGTCCGCCTGCTAAGGTTAAAAATCTTGGAGTTATTGCCACGATTATTACTAGTATCTATGGAGCCGTTGACAAAGATACGGTAAATCAGTATATCGAAGGACTTGGGGTTGATATAATGGGTAACGACGCCACTATGAGCGACTTACTCAGTACCCAATATACTACTAATATTGGTAATTTTGGAGTATTACTATTAAACAGCACTGCGCAAATTATAAATCCAGGTAGTAATGTTAGTGCGCCAAATGATAGCTTAACTGTTCCGGTCAATTTAAGTGTTCCTATCAATTGGCAGGAATTTTTAGCAGGATGTAATGGTAGTTATCTAGCAGGTTCTAGTAAAATATATTTTAGACAAGCCACTGGATTTGAAGTAGGCGGAACATTTACAATAAATGCGCTTGATAATACAACAATTTCAATTGTATTAGACTCGTCTACATATCCAAGTAATAGTATGCTTGCGCCTGCTAGCGGTAACAATAGAGCAAACGGATTTAGTGCAGGCACGTTCGATGCCATTATAGATCCTATGACAGTATATCCAAATAATGGAATGACAAATTTAACTGCTGGCGACAGATTTTTAATCATAGAAGATATCGGACATACCGGTAATACTACTCAAGCATGGGGCAGTTTTGTGGCTAAAGCCAATGACATCATAGAATGGAACGGAACTGCTTGGATTATTGTGTTCGATCATGGCCAAAATTCCAACACCTTACTCTATCAAACGAATATATACAGTGGAGTCCAATACAAATGGAACGGCGTAAGCTGGGTTAAATCGTTTGAGGGCGAGTACGGAGCAGGTTTATGGAGAGTAGCACTCTAAGAGATAAAATTGTATGTAGCGGCGCATTAGTATACGCTAGAAATACTCATAGGTTTTTACTTTTACAGAAAGCTCGCGGTAAACATCAAGGTACTTGGGGACTGGTAGGCGGAACTACTATAGAGGGTGAAAACCCTTGGCAAGGTCTCCAGCGCGAAATAGTTGAAGAGATTGGATCTCTTCCTAACATAATCAAAACAATCCCACTTGAAACATTTGTCAGCAACGATGCTGTGTTCAATTTTCACACATACTTGTGTCTAGTCGATGACGAGTTCGTTCCTGTATTAAGTGACGAACATTGTGCATGGGCCTGGGCCATACTAGACCAATCTCCAAAACCTTTGCATCAAGGTTTAAAAAATAGCTTTTCAAACAAAGCTATGAGAACAAAATTACAAACAATTTTTGATTTAGTGGGGTTAATATAATGAATTCTTACATAGACAACGTATATACTACACCTTTATATGTAGCCGGTATAACGGAAGAAGAAGGGTTTAGTACTATACAAGAAGAAGCCAGGCGAGCAATTGAAGCTTGTGAATTTTCAGCCAAAGCAGAATGGGGTGCTACACATTATCTTTCACATACTAGCTTTATTGAAAATGTTATAGACGAACAAAAAATGAAAATATTTTCAATTATTTTGCACTCACATTTAGGCAAATATATGGACACTATTGGATTTAATATGAGACCGTATATGGTAACTAGTTGGTTTAGTTTATTTCAAAAAGGACAATACGGTCATTTACATAATCACGGTAATGCCGATGTAAGCGGATGCTATTACGTAGAAACATCTGGCAACGATGGTGATTTTTATATAGAAGATCCGCGGCCAGCAAATGAAACCAGTTATGTATTTGCTAATCGATATTGTTCAGGAAGAAGATCATATAAACCCGAAGTAGGCAAGCTGATGATGTTTCCTGGATATCTTTATCACGGAATAAAAACAAATAATACAGATACGGATCGCGTTAGTTTAAGTTTTAATATTAAATTTATCGATCCTAGATTATGTTTAAAACCATAATAAGCAACACACATATATGGATATATTTTTTAAACGTAAAAAAATTATAGTAGACTGTTTTACATATAGTACTACAGTTTATGATTATTTTCCTATAGTTCCCGCAACTAATCAGTTTCCTAATTGGTGGTCCGATTTAAAAAAATCTAACGATTTAATTCCTAATCTCAATTTAAAAACATGTCAAGGGTTAATAGGGCTATATCAAACAGCATTTACTATGCGTATGTGGTCCGATTTAGCCATAACAGTAGGGCCAATTTCTGATCCTAAATTTAATTTAAGATTTGCAGACACAGAATCGTCGGCTCAACCTCACGGTGCAGACCAGTGGGGATCTTGGTTATCTGAAAAAGAATGGCAACATTTAAAAATTATATCGCCGTGGGTAATTAATAGTAAATCTGACACTAAATTTTTAATGACTGATCCAATGTGGGGTCGAAATAGTTTAAAAGATTATACTGTTTTAAACGGTGTTCTTGATTTTAAATATCAAGTAACATCTAATATTAATTTAATGATGCCAAGACCTGAAGCGATGTATAAAGAATTTTTAATCCCGGTAGGATCTCCTTTAGCGCAGTTAGTGCCGTTGACTGAAGATAAAATTGAATTTAAAAGCCATTTAATATCTAAAGAAGAGTTTATACAAAAAAATACACGAAATCTTTCGTTTATTAACAACTTTAAAAAAAATAAAAAGTTTACAAAAGAATCAAAATGTCCTGTTAAGAAATTTTTATAACAAAGAGATAAAATGACTGTTCAAATTATAGAAAATTTATTACCCGTGTGCTGGCAAAAAGGATTACAGCAAACAGTAAAAGATTTACAATGGGTACATCAAAAAGGTACATCGTATAAAGTTTCCAACGACTCGTTTATCCAGGGTATGGATATTTTTATAGACGACAATACCATCGACAGCCCACAATTTGTTTGTTATATAATAGATTCTAAACAAACTAGTCCTCTTTTTCCCTACATCAGACCTGTGTTATATATGTTAGAAAATGCGTTAGGGAAGAAAATTACACGCATTATTAGAATAAAAATTAATCATCAATTACCAGTAGTAGGATTTAACAAAGATAATCACAATATTGCCCATGTAGATGAACCAGACGAGAATTTAATGTCTGCGGTATATTATATTAACGATAGTGACGGCGATACTTTTTTATTTAATGAACATTATAGCCATAATAAAGATATTAAAGAACTAACAATAGCACACCGGGTCACTCCAAAAGCTGGAAAAATTGTTGTATTTCCTTCAACTCAGATGCATGCCAGTGCTAACCCTATTGATACTTCTTCTAGATATGTAATTAATTTTGTATTTGAGGTAGAAAAATGAATATTGATAGATGGTTTCCTACTATTGTCTGTTGCATAGACGATAACTTAGTAGATTTATTACCTAGTTACCAAAAATACTGCGAAGAAATTACTAACGATATACCTGTTGGTAGACCGTTTACTGGGTCGCAATTAGTTAGTACATTTAACCAACAAATGCCCCAGTACGATCGTCCTGTAGAAAATGATATTAGATTCAAAGAATTGTTTGATTTAATTTTAGAAAAAGGAAAAATGTTTTCAGAATTTTTAGGGTACAAATATAATTTAAAAATATCACATGCATGGATTAATAAAATACAAACCCACGATTATCACGAATTACATAATCATGCACTTGGTGGCGATGCATTAATTTCTGGGGTATTTTATGTGGCTGCGCCCGATTCTGCTGTTATTAGATTTAAAGATTCTATAGATTCGTACTGTCCAGTTCCGCCTACAGCGCATACTCCGTATAATAATAAACACGCAAGGTATCCGTGTTTACCTGGAAGATTAATATTGTTTCGATCAGATGTATTACACGGGTACGATTCCCATAACTCTGAAAAAATTAAATATAGCATTGCTTTTGACCTGGCGGTACAACCATGATGAATCCAATCTTTTATAGACCGTTCGGACCTTGCATTTATAGCAACATGATAAGTGCAGATATTTTAAATTTGTTAATTGATTGCAAGGAAAAATCTAAAATAACTAATGAGAATGTTGGACACTATCTAGCAGGAGCTTTAGAAAGTCAATTAAGATTAACTACTACTGCCGAAGAAGAATCTATATTATCAGACCACATTTTTGACCATGTAGCTATGTATACTAGGCAACAGCCAGCAGATGTTAAGAACGCATTTAAAATTGGTAGAAAAAACATGTGGTTAAATATTCAAAAACCTGGAGAATTTAATCCAACCCACCATCATTCAGGAGAAATATCAGGAGTAATTTATCTAGATATACCTAAAGATATTTCCGAAGAAAATAAAAAAGTAGCGGAACAGCCTAATCCTAAACAATTCAAAGGATATGGGGAAATTAGTTTTTATTACGGAGAAGATATTTCCGTCCCTACATACTTTCATCTAATGCCAATAACTGGGCAAATTATATTATTTCCAGCTAAACTAAAACATAATGTTCACCCGTTTTACAGCAATGTTGAAAGAATATCTGTTGCTTTTAATGTTTATAATATCGATGATGCCAAAAGTGATATAGCCTAACTATACGCTGTTATAAATATTCAACCACACTAGGAGTAGCCATGGAAACGTCATTATCCACAGAAAATACCCAGCAAAATGAGATTGCTGTAAAAAGTAAAAAGCCATTAGAAATATTTTATCTAGAAAATGTTGCAAGATCCGATACATTTGCTAATGTAGTAGGCGATGTAAATAAACCCGGTTGGGAATTTGGACGGATGACTGACGAAACAGAAGATAAAAATACAGCTATCATGTTCTGGACCCAAAGTATGCAACGCAGTCACTGGTGTACTGAAGTATTGTGGTATGAAATTTTAGCAAAATTAGAAGAAGTAGCTCCAAAAACTACAAATTATCAATTTAAAGTTAAATCTGTTGTATGTGGCGGTAAGACTTTTGGCCAAGACGGTGGAATCCATACTGATACCGATTTCCAGTTTAATGAAGAAGGCGACGGTTGGATGACTGTTTGTTTCTTTCCTAATGAAGAATGGAATGCTGAGTGGGGTGGCGAATTTCAATTTTTTAGTGATGAGGGAGAAGTTATAGCAACTTATTACCCTAAACCTAATACATGTTTAGTATTTGATTCTAATATCCCTCACAGAGGGTTGGCTCCTATTAGGACTTGCAACAGATTAAGAAAATGTTTAACTTATAAAACATTTGTACACAAGCAATGGTTTCTAGAAAAGAATCCAGATGTGAAAATGATAGACGGAAGTGTTGTTCCTGGTTTGGTAGGAACTCCTACAAGAACCAACTTAGATAAAATAACTGATAACAATACAAACGAAACGTTTAAAGATGTGGAAATACCATTGACTATTTCACAGGATATGGGAACTCCAACTCCGTCTAAGAAAAATATAAAAAAATAATCATGGATAATACTAAGAAAACTGCTATAAGACGGCCTCACTTTCCAGATAGACTAGTATTAGTGCCAATTCATATTCGAGACGAACGTCTTTCAATATGTAGTACTTGTCCGGATGCTACTTCTGATCAAATATGCAGGGTAAATGATAAACCGATACATGCTTTAGCTATCAAAAGAAATTATCAATGCCCACACGGGTTTTGGTCGCTATACTATGGCAGTTAAAGTTGGTTGGTGCCCGTGGGGAGAAAGAGGCCCGCATACTAATGAATCATCTGCGGTGTACTGGGGACAGGCTGAAATACTGACTATAGCTCCTACAAAATTAGACACATGGGAAAACAGCCATAGTGGATTTACTAAATGTCCAGCTTTTAGTACGTATGTGGCAAACACATACATGATGTGTGCTAACATAGATCTTGAATTAACATGGAATAAAGAAACCAAACGATTATCAAGCAACTTGTTGCCGATGGCCCATGATACCCATATACACTTACATGCATATGATTTTGCTCCTGATGTTGATCCTCCTATTGTTTCCATGTTATCCAGCATGTTATTTGTGGCCGATGAACCAGTAATTATAGAAATGACACCGCCGTATAACCATATCGATCCAGCATGGAGAAGTATGCCCGGCTCATTCAATATCTACAATTGGTTTAGGCCTGTTATACCGGCTATTGAAATGTTACATAGCACAGTATCAATAAAGCGTGGGCAACCTTTGATGTATATCAGATTTAAAACTGAAAATTTTAAAGATAACGTGGTGCTAGAACGCATTGAACGGACTGATAAACTTGAGCACTTAGTTAATTCTTGCTTGTCAGTTAAAAATTATCAACCTTCACTTAGTTGGAAGATAGCTAATTCGTTAAATCCTATTAGACCCAAGAATCTTTTAAAAAAATGTCCGTTTAAAAAATGGTTTTAACATGGCAAGATCACTAGTTGTTATTGGCGCAGGTACATCGGGTATTCAAAGTGTATGCCATTATCTAGCATTTCTTGCAAGCCACGGCTGGACTATTACACTTATACATTCCCCTAAAATTAATACTCTTGGTATTGGAGAAAGTACTAATCCGCCATTTGTAGAAGCACTTGAAGATGCGGCTAATTTTAATATAATCGACGATTTACCTGAATTAGATGCCACATTAAAATTTGGAACATATTATGTAAACTGGAGAAATAATCCATTTACTATTCCAGTACTTACCGGCCATGCGGCTGTTCACATTAACACATTTAAACTGCAAAATTTTGCGCTGCCTCGTCTTAAATCAATATGGGGCGATAAATTTCAAATAATCGAAGGCAAAGTTTCTAGTGTAACAAATACTGAAAATGCAGTACAGGTTGTAGTTGATGATAAAAAATTATACTTTGATTTTGCAGTTGACAATAGAGGATTTCCCGAGTCGTATGATGACTATCACGTTATTGAAGACAATCCAGTTAATCATGCACTAGTACATAACATGCCAAAAACAGCCGCATGGAACGCAACCTTACATCAAGCTACTCCGGATGGATGGATGTTTGGAGTGCCGTTAACCTCGCGAACCAGTTATGGATACTTGTTTAATCGTAACATTACACCGGTTGAACAAGCCAAAATTAATTTTAGTAAAGAAATAAATGTTCCAGTAGATCAATTAGATAATATAGAATATAAATTTAAATCTTATTATATTAAAAAAGTGCTGGATAAACGTATACTTAAAAACGGTAATAGGGCAGTATTCTTTGAACCCATGTTTGCCAATAGTTTGTGGTTGTACAAACACACTGACAAGTTGTTTATTAGCTATATTAAACAAGGTATTCCTGAAGATCATATTAATAACGTGTTTAATGACATGGCTAAAGACGTAGAAGAATTAATTTGTTATTTTTATCATGGCGGTAGTCAGCACGATACAGAATTTTGGAATAAAGTAAAACCATATGCTAGTAAAAAACTAGAGGCCAGCAAATCTTTCCATACTATGAAAACAGTTGCACGACGACAATATAAAAATAAACAATTTGATCCTGAAGTAAATGACTATAGCTGGGTATTCGCTGAAAAACACATGATGTATATCGACGAAAAATTAGAATATAATTATTTCAGCCGGCAAGACGACGATAATTAAATATATAAAAGTAAAGGACAGTATGCCAAGCATAAACAAAATTGTAATTGTAGGCGGAGGATCCGCAGGATGGATGACTGCGGCCACATTAAAACATCATCTTCCTGATAGAGAAGTATACGTTATTGAAAGTCCTAACATAGCTACTGTGGGTGTGGGCGAAAGCACTATTGGACAAATTAACACTTGGCTCCACGATTTAGATATCAAAGACGAAGATTGGATGCCGCATTGTGATGCTAGTTATAAACTAAGCATTAAATTTACTGATTTTGCCAAAGAAAATTCGGGCGGATTCCATTATCCGTTTGGGTTGCCGTGTCTTGATGGCACCGTATTTGGCATCAACGATTGGTATTTTAAAAAAATGAAATTTCCAGATACTCCAAACAGTGATTATGCTTATACTTACTATCCAGCAACCATGTTGTCTGAAGCAAATAAAATTACTACAAACGAAAATAATGAAATTCCAGTATGGCGGTTTGATAATGATACTGCTTATCATTTTGATGCGGCAAAATTTGGTGCTTGGTTAAGAGATATCTATTGCAAACCAAGGGGAGTAGTACATATTCCAAGTGAAGTAGTAAGCGTAGAAACAGGCGATGCCGGAATAGAAACACTAACCCTTACTGATGGTACTACAATAACTGCTGACTTGTTTGTGGACTGCACTGGATTCAAAGCTATGTTAATAGATAAAGCGTTGCAAGTGCCATTTATTTCATATGATCATATGTTGCCTAACAACAGTGCGTGGGCTACCCGGGTACCTTATCAAAATAAGCCTTTAGAATTAGAACCTTATACTAATTGTACAGCCATCGACAACGGATGGGTGTGGAATATTCCTTTATGGAGTAGAATAGGGACTGGGTATGTATACAGTGACAAGTTTATTAGCGATGCAGATGCTTTAGAAGAATTTAAAGAGTATCTACGCCAAAGAAAACCAGTTGCTGTACCAGAAGAAATTATTGATACCTTAGAATTTAGAAATATTAAAATGAGAATTGGTATTCATAAAGAAATCTATGTAAAAAATGTGTGTGCAATTGGTCTTGCGGCAGGCTTTATCGAGCCTTTAGAAAGTAACGGGTTATATACAGTGCATGAATTTGTTACTAAACTAGCAAAAACTTTACGTAGAGACAGTATTAATCAATGGGACAAAGATTGTCTTAATACTGTATGCCGTAGAGATTTTAAAATATTTGCGCAGTTTGTGTCATTACATTATGCGTTGAGTCAAAGAGATAAGTCGGCTTATTGGAAAGCTATCAGCAACAAGCAATTTAATCTTGACATGATCAATGACAATATTACACGATCAGGATATGAAGATTTAATGTATGGTCGTATGAATTCAAACAACTATAGTCAGGATTTAGGAGGAATTCCTCCAATTGCTACAGGTATGGGATTTTTTCCGCTAGATGAAAGCAGTGTAAAACGCAGTATGTTTACTAATAATCACACCATGTTGCACGATGTTGTTTCTAATACATTTGAAAAATGGGAACAACAACAAATAAGATGGAAAAAGATAGTTGATCAAGCCCCTACGCTATTTGATTTCTTACGAAAAAACTATTATAATGATTAATTATTATTTGCACAAACTACAATGGACTGATTTTGACAAATATAAAGATGGTATTATACAGTATTGTTTAGATAACGAAAAGCCAAATACTGTTGAAGAAAATATTACCAGTACTATAAAACACGGAATGTGGGAAAGTAAGTTTAATTTTTTAGAATCATCTGACAATGATGCCATTACTCAATTAAAACTTTGGATTCTTACAACTTGCGAATCGTATATAGCACAGCTAAACGAAGAATATCACAGATTAGTTATTACAGAATCATGGGCCCATGTTACTAGAACCGGCGGATACCATCTTCCACACGATCATTGCGGATGTACATGGTCAGGAATAATGTATATTACAGAAGGTGATTTAGATTCGGGCGGTAAAACTAGCTGGATTCCGCCGTTGCATATTGAAAGAAAAACAGGATTAGAATTTTTAAGAGATAGTTTCTTTTTTAAACCTGAAGCAGGTTCTATGATGATATTTCCTAGTGCATTAATACACTATGTAGAACCGTATCGGGGAACTAGCCCCCGAATAACAATCGCTTTTAATGCTATCTGTATCTAATATTATTGTCTAACAATATTTGGAGTACCAGCTGGCGGAGTTTGTCCATATCCTTCTGGCGGGTTTGACGGCACAACAATATCTGGTTGACTAGCACCAGGCATTTGGCTTAATCTTGCAGGCTTAGGTATTGCCGCTTTAACTGTGGTGATATGTGTTGCCCAGGGACCATTAGCACTAAGTGTTCCGGTAGACATTAGTTCTTTGTACAACATATCTAATTGTTCGCCTGATCCTGCATACGCTCGCATACGTTGCATATAGAAAGGTTCAACAGTTTGCCCAAATGCATCTCTGTTAGCTTCGTGCGGATCTTCAAACGATCCATCGTCTTTTAATAAGAAATAACTTTCGGTATTATCGGGGCAATCCATCCAATATAACCCGCCGTGTACTTCAAACTGATCTGCTTCAGTCTGTACGATCTGTACAACCCGGTTAGTGTTATTTTCTATTAGTGCTCGTTTTGTCATAATAATATTTATCCTAATCTGTTATCTATATTCGTAAACTATGCAGATTCCGCCTTGTCCGGTGTATCCGCCTTGTCCGTTATGGTTAGCGGCCACAGTTCCGCCGCCTGCGCCTTTGGCACCTACGTTAGTGCCCGGTCTACTAGTATGAAATGTTGACATCCCGCCGCCAAAGTATCCAACGCCACCACCTGCGTCATATGCGCTTCCACCGTTTGTTTGGTCTTCATTGCTATGGCCGCCGTTAGTGCCGCCTTTTGAGTTTAATGTGCCGCCGTATCCGTATCCGCCATGGCCGCTAGCATGTCCATAATTAGCATCTGCACCATATCCGCCAGTAGCTGATATTAAGGCGCCAAAACTTGTAGTTCCGCCAGCACCGATATTTGCATAGTATGAGGCTCCAGAACTACCGCTAGAGCTGACTGTGACTGCTTGACTGGTTCCTACCTGAGCGGCTGTAAATATGCCTTCAGAATATCCGCCTGCGCCGCCGCCGATATTGTAACTTGTGCCGCCGCCTCCGGCTCCTACACAAATAACATGCACTTGGTTAACATCGGTACCACTTCTAGTATATGTTCCACTTGCCGTAAATGTATAGATATTTTTTAATCGGCCTTTTAACGAATTGTCGTGATATGTTTTAGCGGCATTTTGTGTAACTGTATAACTGTTAGTAGCACTATTGACATAGTTGGCATTATTCATAGCGGTATCGTTTGATACCTGGGTAAGTGCTGTTCCGCCAATAGACAAACTACTTGCACTAATTGTAGTAGCTGTAGTAGTTCCAAGGCTTGCTACAGAAACACTTCCGCCTGTGATTGTCACACTACTAGCATCCTGATTACCTAAACTTTGTACAACTAATACTGGAACGTTACTAGCATTGCCAATCCACATTTTGTTATCGGGAATGTTGATGGCAATTTCACCTTGCTGTAAACTAGCAGGTACGTTACCAGGTGTTGTTGAATTTTTAAATTGAAATTTTGGCATATTATTTAAACTCGTAAACCATAACAACTCCTATACGTCCACTTTGGCCATACGTACCTGAATTTCCTCCCGGACATCCTGCGCCAAACGCACTAGGAGGAGTCATTCCCCAGCCGCTGTGACAACTTGGCTGGCCTCCGCCGAAGAAACTTGCTCCGCCAACTCCGCCACTTCCAGAACCGTTGTTATGTGATGTTAAATGACCGGTTCCTCCACCACCGTAAGTTTGAATCTGGCCACCTGAACCTACTCCGCCATGGCCGCCACTATGCGCCTGGTTATTATTTGCTCCGTAGCCGCCAGTAGCAGAAAGATAAGCACCAAAGCTAGTTGTTCCACCTTGGCCATAGTTACCATAATATCCGCCGCCTGAGCCACCGTTTCCAATTGTAATAGTCACTGGCGTGGTTAATGATGACACTTGAAAAAATCCTTCTGCATATCCGCCGCCTCCGCCGCTTTCGTGATGGCCCGCGGCGCCTCCGCCTCCGCCGACTAGTATAACCTTAATAGTAGTAATTCGAGAACTACTTGGAGTCCAACTGCTAGTAGCATTATATGTGTATACATTTACCAGTACACCTGTACCAAACGTATCAACATAAGTTTTAACTGCATTCTGCGTTGGAAGTACTCCTGCTCCTGTACCTAATGTACTGGCAGTATTATCAACAGCAGTAAGGGCAGTACTTGATCCAACTACCAAACTGGTTGTGTTTAAATTTGTTGCTGTTACACTGGTGCCGTTAATTGTGCCGCCTGTGATTGCTACACTATTTGCGGCTTGACTACCAATCGTACCAACTACTACTACCGGATTACCGCTTGCATTACCTATATGCATCTTAGGAGTTTGCGTAGCATGTGCAAGTTCTCCTTGCAATAGTGTGCCGTTTGTAGGAGTTGCAGTAGTTGTTGAAAATTTTGTTTGAATTATTGGCATTTTATTTGTACTCGTATACTATGCATACACCACCTTGGCCCTGGGTACCAGCACCGTGTGTACTAACTCCCCCGGCACCTAGTGCCGCATTTGCGTAATTCCATGGATCACTGTGTCCATAATGTCCGCTTTCAATACCGCCACCAAAAAAACTGGCTCCACCATGCCCGCAATTATGATTGCCGGTAGAGTGTTGATTTCTATGGCCGCTTCCGCCGCCGCCAGTAGCATTAATATTTCCGCCAGTGCCAACACCACCATGCCCGCCACTATGCGCCTGGTTATTATTTGCACCATAGCCGCCGCTGGCTGATACATAACCACCAAAGCTAGTTGTTCCGCCTGAGTTATAATTACCATAGTAACCACCGCCGGTACCACCAGAAGCTGAAACGGTTACAGCTACAGTAGTAATGGCCGCGGCGGCTATTAGTAATTCTGCATAGCCGCCTGATCCGCCACTTTCTCCGTAAGTTTGTGCGGCTCCGCCTCCGGCACCTACACACACTACTCTAATATAACTTACATCAGTTCCACTTTTTGTGTAAGTTCCGCCCGATGTAAATGTATACATAGTTTTAAGAGCACCTTTTTTACTATTAACATAAGTGGCTACTGCCAATTGTGTTGGAATAGCAGTTGTGCTAGTACCTAATGCAGTATTTGTATCTACTGATGTTATAGCTGGCGTATTTCCGTTAATTTGTAAATTGCTAGTAGCCACAGTTCCTTGTGTAGTTGCTCCAACTGTAACATTGTTTACTGCTCCGCCTGTGATTGCTACACTATTTGCTGCCTGTGCTGCCAAAGTGCTTTTAATTAAAACAGGAGCAGTTCCATTACCTACCCATAGCTTGTCATCTGCTATGTTATAGGCCATTTCGCCAGCGGCTAAACTAGCTGGAGTAACACCTGTGCCTGTACTTGTTTTAATCTTGATGATTGGCATTTTTAGAATGTCCCGCCACTAATAGTTCCGCTGCCAGCTAGTGAAGTATTAACAGTGATAGTATTTGCTGTTATATCTGCCGCAGTAGTTCCGCCAATCGTCACATTATTAATTGTACCAGCAGTTGCAGGAGCAATAGTTACTGTGCCAGTTCCAGTTGGGCTAATTGTTACCGAAGTGTTGGCTGGAGTTAGTGAAACTGTACCAGCGGCTGTCAAGTTGTTAACGAATGTATTAGCACCGTTCAAACTTATCAACTGGAAGTTTGTTCCGTCGGAAAATATTATAAGCGTTGCGCCTGCTACTAGACTGTAAGTAGATGTTGTTGCATTTGGTTGACCTGGGCCTTGAATATAGCCGCCATTGGTCACCGTACTCAACGTGACAATACCCGCTGGAGAAGTGTTATTATAAAACGCCATCTGACTACCTGCAAAAAGAACCGGGCTAGGTAATTGTGCAGTATACGGTGCTGAACCTGTAAATTGTGTGTACAGTCCTGCATTAGGTGTATTAATTGTAGATGCTGAGCCAATTGTAGAAGTTGAACTTACTGTATTATAGCGTGCCATGTTATGTCCTCAATTATGATGTTGATGTTTCAATACCGTAAATGTTTACGTTTACAGCAGTGCCACTTGACATCACAACAATGTTTTTACCAGCATCGATAACTATACCGGTGCGTTCAAACACACCGTAAGCAATTACAGCCGTTTGAAATTCAAATGCTTCTGCTGCCTGCGGCACACCTACTGTACTGGCACCTATGTACATACGTATATTAACTGCTGAAGCTGTTGCATTAGTAAATGATACGTTATACACTCCGTAGTAGCCTGTTGGTACAGTATACAATAAAGTTCCTGATGCAATGTTACCAGCTGTTAGCTGAACTGATGCTTTTATTCCTGATCCTGCCATGTTATATCTCCGTTATTATTTTTGGCTAAAGAAAGCTAGTGCTACTGGAGCACCATCTATTCCACCGATAAATGTCATCTTACTTGTGACATAAATCTGATTACCTGTTGTATTACTTATCGTATTATTGGCAATGTAGATCTGTCCTGAAGTTAATGTATTTACGTTCAAACTACTTGATCCGCCACCAATTTGGGCTGTAATATAGCTCTTAATAGCCTTTTGTGTGGGTACAATGCTGTCACTGTTGGCTGTAAAGTACGGATCTGTACTAAAACTTGTAATAGTTGCTGATCCTGTACCAACTGCTAAGGTACCCAATGTCAAACTTTGTAATCCGCTTAGAGCAAACGCACTAGCATTTAATGTAGCAGTACCAGTTGACTGTTGAACTCCGAACAAATTACCCACGTTAAAGTTACCGTCTTGGTCAGTTGATGTAAAGAACACTCGTCCGCCGCCAGTTGGGTAAGTTTGGTTTGCCGCGATGGCATTTCCAGGAATCACATTTGGATAGTTTGTCTGTGTTTGGTTACCAGTACCGATATACAAGAAGTCATGTCCAGTTAAACGAACCTGGCTGTATTTCAAACGAGTGGTAATTAACACGTTGTGCGCCGGTGCAAGAAGTGTACTTAATGCAGGGTTAATCTGGAATGTAGCTGTATAGTTGCCTGGAGTACCTAACACGTTTGACACTAACACCAGTTTATACCACTGACTTGTACCAGTAATACTTGAAAACTGTACGTTTGCGCCTGCTGTTGGTAAAGCAAATACGTTGCTTACGTTTACATAAGCTGAATTTTGATAAATGTCGCCGTATCCATCACCTAATGTGTTTGCAGTAGCAGTTGCGTTATTCAAACCACGATTAGTAAAACTTGGATTGCCTAATACTCCGTCACTAGTACGTACACGAATTGGTGCTGTGTTAACCTTGTTAGGATCAAATTGTGTTGCAACCGGACCTGCTGTATAAATCATATTTTGCGGAACTGTAGTTGTCAATGTCACCGCAGTTGTGCTACCTGCTGTAGCAGTTACACTAAACTGTGTGCTTGTTACACTTGAACCAATTACATAATATGTTGTGTTAGTAGTTAAGCCAGCAATACTTACTGTAAATTCAATAGGTTGATTGTTAGCTAGACTGGTTGATAAGTTAGTAGTATCGTCCGCAGTAATTAAATTAGTACTTGTTGTGGTAGCAGTAACGTTACCTTTAGCGTAACCAGAACCTGGTTCAATTACGCGAATTTCTGTCACTACGTTGGCCGCTACTTTCATACGTCCAAGCGGTGTTGCACCAGTTCGTATACTTGCGGCCGCTGTGCCAGATGTTGAACTGACAGCCGCCCATACTGGCTGTGCTCCAATAACTGTGCTAGACAAGTTACTTGGATTACCAAATGCTATGGCACTCCAGTTGCTACTGCTTGGCATTGCACGTATAGTCCAAACTAAACCGTCTGGGCTTGTGGCCGCCACTGTACCTTGCGATATAGCAAAGAATAAACCTTGTGCGTAAACAACTTTTGTCCAAGTATATGCAGAACTTAGCGTACTAGTGATAGTTCCAGTACAAGTTGGATTTGCGATCCAACTTGTTCCATAGTTGTATGTGTATGCTACTGCACCAGTTGTTGCTAATGCAACAAATCTGTTATTACCGTATGCAATACTTGTCCAAGTTGTTGAGCTTGGTAGTACTCCACCAGTAGTCCAAGTTTGGCCGTTATTCGAAATGCTAGTTACGTTACCGCCATTATTAATAGCAATGAATGTTCCTGAAGCACTTCCGCCTGCACCATAAGCAACAGCTGAATAGTAACCAGCACTTAAACTGGTTAATGTTCTTGCGATCCAGTTAGCAGAAGCAATTGGATTTGTGCTTGATACCGCTACGGCTGTACCGCTTGCGCCACCTACTGCTACATAGCTACCATTACCATAAGCTAAACCATATAAGTTTAACTGGCTAATGTAAGCATTACCGACACCATTGTTAAGCACAGTCCATGCTGATGATAGCGCACTTGCTGTGTTGTAGGCAAAGTATGTACCGGTAGATGCGGTTGTACTCATTGCTAAGAATACAGCACTGGTATCTAATATAGTAACAGATGGTACACTAGTATATCCGTAACCTGCAATAAGTGTAGTAAGGGCTGTTACTGCGCCGTTGCTAATAGTAGGGCTTGCACTTGCTTGTGTAGCAACGTAGGTAAGTGTTGCTGTACCGTTAGTTATGTTGGTATATCCACTAGAAGTTGTGTAATCAAAAGCTGGTGTAGTACTACTTGTTGTACCACTTGCTGTACATTGATAAATTCTTCCGCTAGCTAATACTTGATAATAAGTTCCGTTAGTAACTGCGCCGCTTACTGGGTAAGTGGTTGGAGTTAGTCCTTGCGGCTGGCTGATAGTCACTGTTGGAGCACTGAAATAATTCTTACCCCATGTATTCATAGCTATGCCAGTCATCACACCAGTTACTACTGTAGTAGTTGGAGGGGTTACATATCCAGAACCATTAATAGTCATAGTTACTGCTTGAATAACACCGTTTAGTACTGTACAAGTTGCGGCTGCACCACTACCTGTTCCACTTACAAACACAATAGTTGGAGGAGTTGAATAGTTATAACCGCCGTTAGTAACAATTACACTTACAACTTGACTTGCTGAAGTTCCTGTACCAAGTACTGCTGTCAATACTGCGCTAGCTCCGCCAAATCCGCCTAATGTTACTGTAGCTGTAGCGCCTGAGCCACCACCAAAAATAACGTTGTTCCATACTTGACTACTTGGCAGTGCGCCACCTGCCGACCACGTTGTACCATTTGTTGAATACTGTGTTGTTGTTCCGTTATTATTGGTAGCAACAAAACGTCCAGCGCCGTAAGTAACTGCACCATACGCGGCACTGGTAACTGATCTTGCAGTACCAACATAACCCGGCGAACTATAACCAATACGTGGTTCAATAATATAACCGGTTGTCAAATCCAATTGCGATACAATAGCTGTTCCAGGTATTACATGATCCCAGCCTGCGGCATATACCGCTGTGCCAATAGTGCCAGTTGAACTTGTTGAACCAGTCGCTGTAATTGTAACAGTAGTTCCAGCAAATGGACTTGTGCTTACGGCAAATACACTAGTAGTTAAGTTTGTTGCATTGACAAAATATGTAGTTGCTGTATCGATACCATTAAATGCAGTACCAAAAGATAACGTCTGTCCTGCTGTTAGTGTATTTGTTGCAGTAATCAAATTGTTAACTATATTTGTTGCGGTTACTGTTAGAGTTGACGATGCAACAGTTGTAACAGCCACAATATTAGCATTGCTAGCAGTAATTGTTGCACCTGATGCCACACTGAACGCTCCAGCAGTAACGCCTTGCACATAGTAAGGACTCAATGCTGTTAATCCACCAATTGATGTACCAAAGAATATTGGCATACCATTGTACATGTTTGCAGTACTTGATACAGTCAATGTATTTTGTGTGCCGGTAATAGTTGTACTTGATTGTGCAACAGTTGTGTTTGTGTTCCATGTAGAGCCAGCGCCAGTACCGCTAATATTAGAAGTAATGTATGTGCCTGCGGCAATTGATCCGCCTGTCAAGAACATGCCAACTGCAATCGTTCCGCTTACAGTACCCACTGTTAAAATACCAGTAGTTACAGCAATGCTCGATGCTGATAATGTAGCAGTTGCAGTTGTCGACGCTGTAACGGCATATGGTGCAATACTATCTCTAATTACTTGTGCAACTTTGGTTGGGTTGGAATATGAAATAATATTTGCATACTGTCCAACGCCAGTACCAGCAATAACTTGTATACGATCACCGTTGTAGGCATTATTCAATGCTGTGTCAGTAGCCGCAATGGTAATAGAATACACGTTAGCAGTTATCTGACCAACGTTACTAGCAGTGATATAGTTAGTACCGCCAGCGCCGTTACCATCATTTTTATCAATTAATCGTGTTTCAAACAATGCCGCATCACGGAATTCATCTTGGAATGCCGCCGCATTATATCCGCTACCACTAATGCTTGGTACTGTACTTGTATAGTTTGTTCCAGCATTTGCATATTCAAGTCGTAAAACTTGAGTTGTAGCATCTGTTACCACGTTTGTAATATATGCTTGGTTAGCGCGATTATTTAAATTTGCATATAGCGGAACTTCAGTTGTATCAACACCTTCAGCAACAACTCCATACACACCGTATGAACTGTTACCATTAGTAGCACGAATACGACCGCCCAAATCTGCCATATATCCTGCATAACTATAATAGTTAAACACTGATACTAGTTCCGATAATGCGCCAGCGCCAGTTGTTTGCCAGCCAATACCGTCGCCAATAATACATGTATAGTCGTTAGCCACCATTGAATGGTATCCACCGCTATGCAATGCTCCGTCAACTTTAGCACCGTATGCCGCGTAACCAAACATTGTACAGTTTTGTACATAGCAACTACGTGAATAAATCCATGCGTTACTGTCGTTTGGACCAAAACCTGGATCTAAACTTGTATATGCTCCGCCTGTTGGACGCTTAGTTCCAAACGCCACGCTGGCTGTTCCTAAGTAACCTGTTAATCCGTTCATAGTCATATTACGGATGCCAGAAGCATTACGTACTAACCACATGTTAGAGCCTGCCGATCCATTGATTGAATTTAACAATACTTGCGCATAACGTAAACTTCTATAGTTGCCAGTATATTGTAAATCGTAAACAATAGCATTTAAATAGTAACCGATATCAGTTTGTGTAAGTGCAGTTGGCGCATAGTATGACACTGTCATGGCAGGTGCTGACACAGCTGACAAGATGACTGTTGCACCAACTGTGCCAGTATTAATATTGGTAAAACCTTCGATAGTTGTTAGTGTAAATGTTGTAGTACTAGGAACACTTGCAACATAGTAAATTGTACCAGCAGTTACACCGCCTGATACGAATCCTGTATATGTTACAGTACTAGACATACTGCCGCTTGCACCAACCGACAGCGCGGCACCTCCTGCGCTAATCGCAGAAATTGTTATTGCGCCTGCACTTGCTGTCAGTACCCAGTAACTTGTGCCGGCAGTTACAGCTCCAAAACTAGTACCAAATACAACAGTACCGTTTGGAACTAAACCTGTAATAGATCCAACTGTAATGCTAGTAGTTGTATAAGCAGTTGCAGTTGTTGAAGCAGTAGTACTGGTAAATTGTACAGGATCGTTAACTACTAATGCATGTGCCGCACTGGTGGTAAACGTATTTGTTGGATTAGCTGCCAATGCTGTTAAACTATATGTATAAGTTGAGGCAAAGTATGCTGTAACTTCGTTTTGTAAGAATGGAATATTAGCACGTAAAATTTCAGCGCCTTCAATAATACCTAAATTATTATTATAACTAATTGTACCATTCATTTGTGGCTGAACATACTGTGTTGATGTCAAATAACTAATAATTGTATTAATATTAGACGTAGCAACTGTTAGTTGTGTAGTATATGATGAAGATGATAATGTTGTTGCTACAAGAGTCTGTAAGTAATTTAAAGATGCAGTAGTTACAGTTAATTCATAACCTTGTACTTTATAATCTTGGCTTCTGTTATAAGCACGACCAGCTTGAACCGTAGCAAAGTTACTACCTAATAATAAATCTAAGAACATTGCCAAAGTAACGTTAAACACGTCGCGTTGTACGTATGTTGACAAGTATGTAAATGCTGTATAATTAGTGTTAATATACCCTGGAACACTAGATTGGCTAATACCTGCAACGCTTACACCGGTTACTGGTACTGCTACAGTACCGCTTGTTGCGGCAACACTCATAGTATATGTACCTGTGTTTCCAGTACCAGTACCTAATGCTGTAATAACTGCGCCACCGCCTAATCCAGTTCCAGTAACACTCATGCCTAATGCAATAGTACCAGCTGAAATTGCTGCAACATTTAATGTAGTTGTACCAGTAATAGTAGCAGTAAAGGCCGCTGTTGAACCTGATTGATATGTTGGAACACTTGCACTTACTGCCTGCCAGGCAGCTAACGATGTTGAACTTGCCGTATTTAATTGCGGCATGTTAATAGTTTGAACAGTTAGTGTTAAACTTGCGCCATTAGTAAATGTACTAATTGCGGTGCCGTTATAACTGTTTGCCAACTGGAATTGTGTAGTTGTTAAACCTGTGCTAATAACATAGTAAGGAGTAACAGTAGAACCAATAATAGTTGAAGTTAATCCGTTACTAGTTGACTGAGGAATAATCATATCGCCAGCACTTAGTCCATGATTGGCTGAACCAACTGTTACTGCACCGTTGCTGATTGCTGTTGAACCACCAGTGAATGTAATTGCTGTGCCAGCTAGTGCATTAGCCAGTGTAGTTGCTAAAGTAACTGTTGTTGAACTAGTAGTTGTAGCGGCAACATAATAAGTTGTTGTTGCGGCTAGTCCGCTTGATGTTGTTACACTGCCACCAGTTGTAATTGGTGTACCTTGAATATAACTAGCTGATGTAATTGTTACTGCTGTGCCATTAGTATTGGTAATTGTATTTGCAGTTGTACCAGTAGTGAATGTATTAGTACCGCTAATAGTAACGATTGTTGCTGTTGGTACACCTGTTGTTAATCCGTTAGTTACAATAGCTGTTACAGTTACAAACAACTGAGCTAGTGTGGCCGCATGAGTACTCGCACCAATCAATCCTGCTCCTACTTGTAATACTTGAGGAACGGTTGCTTGGACTGGGCTTCCTACGGCTGTGTTAACTACTACAGATTGTGCTAGTGTACTAACGTAGTTGATAGTTGCCGCAAACGCCGCACCAAATCCAGATGATATTTGCGTACCGTATAGTGCTGAATAATATGCCATGCCAGCATTAGAACTTGCCCAGTTACCGCCGTAAACTAAATCGTAATGCACACCATCTAAAATATAACCCATGTCACGGTTTGCTTTTGTTAAACTGTAGTTAGGATTAGATACTAGTGATGAATAATTAGTATTGAAATATGCAACAGATTCAGCTAACAAGAATGCACGGTTAGATTCAAGCAAACCAGCTGCCGCTGATGCATCAGAATATGTTGCATAAGTGACGCCGCCTGAACTTACTTGTGTAACTCTTATAACAATATCGTTAACCGGTGTGTAACCACCAATACTTGTTCCAAGAATTTTAATCAAACTACCAACTGTGTAACTTGATCCAGCTGTTGTTGGAGTAATAGTATAATTGTAATATCCGTTGCCGTTATAAGCACGTACAATAGTAAACACTGCGCTAGAACCACCACCTGAAAGTGTAGTTCCGGATACTGTAGTGTAAGTTGTTCCGCCAGATAATGAAGTAGATGTTGCTATTGTTGAAAGTGCTGGCTGAGGCCATGTAATTTGTGGAGGAGCCGCTGGACCACCTTGCATGTATGCAGTAAGGTCGTCAATAGTAGTTTGAATTTGTGCTACTGCACCACTTGCCGCAATTTGTTTCATCTTGTAATACATGAAATTAATTGCACCAAGTGTTGGTGTTAATTGGCTACTTGTTGAACTACGTAAGTTTGTAGCACTGGTATTACCTCTGTTAAACGCACGACCTATTTGAATAGCATTAAAGTTACTGCCAAATACCATATCGTACGCTGTATAAGTTGCAATAAGGCCAGCATCTCTGTTAATTAATGTTGGATTTGTATAAGTTACACTTTGATAATATTTGTAAACCCAATATTGTGCATCGCTAGCAATATTACTATTTTGTGCTACTACAGCGTTGTAAGCAGTTTGTAGTGCAATGCTTTGTGCTCCAATATAAGGAGCTACTGTAGCATCAGCGACACCGTTTGCAATCCAGTTGATAACGTTTTGTACACGATCTTGTGCAAATCCGCCAGCGGCCGCACTGCCTGCGCTACCTGCTGTAACTTGAGTAACGTTGTTACCGCTTGTTGCACTAACAGCACTGCCTTGTGCCACAGTTGTAATAACTGCTTTTAAACGAGTCATAGCCGCTTGATAAGCCGCCGATTGTGCAGTAGTAATTTGTAAAATGTTTAATGAATAATATGCACCGCCAGAAATTAATGATTGTGTATTTCCACCATAGGTTAAATCATATAAAATACTGTCTAAGATATATGTAATATCTCTAACGCCTAAATTATATTGACCGGCTTGTCCTGTAAATCCTGAAGTACCTGGATTATTAATTAGATAAGTTAATGTTTCTGTAATTAAGAAATTATAGTTTTGACGAATTTGTGCAACTGCGTTTGCATATCCAGTTGTCGTTCCAGTTGCATTGCTACCGGTTGTGGTAGCATAAGCAGTATTAGTAATTGAACCGGCACTATAGCCAGTTGGCTGCGGCATACTAATAGCTGGCTCACCGCCTAAACCATTAGCAACTAGCTGATAGACAATGTTAAAACTTGCTTGCAAGTTAGTAACTGCTGTTGTACTACCAGTACTTGCGGCTGGTAAGCTAGTGATTTGTGTTGCAGTATTTCCGGTTGTTGGAGTAATAGCAGTATTACTCATCAGATTTGGAATTAGTGTTTTAATTCTGTTTAATGCAACAACTGCCTTAGGTACAACTGTAGCTAAAGTTACATCAGGTGCAAATGGTTGAACTACTGTTGAACGTAATTCGTCACCAACTAATGCAGTATAAGCTGGCACGTTGATTGGAAGAATTTCGTTATATGTTCCAGTTTTAATATTAATTGTAGTTGCTGGATTGATAACAGCTGGTAATACGTTGTTAGTAGTGCCAGCCGATAAACAACTAGTTGCATATCCAATTAAAGTTTGTGCTTTCGATACTACACCGGATTCAACTGTATAATTTGAATTAATTTGTTGTTTTGCTTTTTCTGTTTGTACAGTACCTGCAACAGTTTGACTGCCAGTAGCAGAACTTAAGAAGCTTACACTTCCTGAACTACTTGCAGTAACTTGCCATGTGCCATTGTATGCAAGAGGTGTTACGCCAGCAACTGTTACAAAACTTCCAACAGTAAATGCTGATCCAGTATATGTAATGGTAGCAGTACCACCTGAAGCACTTGCACCAGTTGTTGCAATACTTGGGTTAAACACCAGTTGATAATTTGTACCAGGTGCAGTATTAGCCAGTACGTTTGGAATTAAAGTAGATGATAGATAATTTAAACCTGCGTTAAACGGAGGTATATCAAATGCACTAACTCCGCTAGTATATGTTGCTCCGGTCGAAGTAAAATATGCTTGTACGTTTGTAGTTGTTTGATATGTACCGTTGTGTGTAATATCAAATATCAAACCTTGGATCATTAATCCAGTGTCGCGCTCAGTTTTGCTTTGGCTGTAACTGAATGTACCGACGTTGCTACTGCCTGTGCCTACTGAAAATAGTGTTGGTACCAAAGCAGCCGCGTAACTGCTAGCAACTGTAAATGTTGTGCCAGTTAATACCTGAGCTACATAATAAGTTGTTCCTGCAACAATATTACCTTGTGTAGAACTAAACACAATTGGCATTCCAACATACATATTAGCTGTAGTGGTCTGTGCTGTTGTGCTTGATCCGCCAACTGTAATAGTATTGCTTGAAGTTCCTGTTACGTTAAAACTATATTGATAAAGAACATAACTGTTAACTTCTTTCATCATAAATTCTTTGCTAGTAGTTAACAAGAATTTGGCATTAGGATTTAAATATCCATCTTCGATTTGTTGGCAAGCATAACGAATACTTGCCCAAGGTTTGTCAACAGTTGTGCCTTGGCCGTTGGTAACAATGTCTGTTCCGCTAGTAGCAACAAACACAGCATTATTGATTTGCCCATAATATTGCCATGCTGGGGTTGTACCGTTAACACGAAGGATCTGTCCGTCTGTACCAATGGGTAAACGTGTTGGGCCGTTGGCACCATAATAAAACATGTCGCCTTGAGTGGTAAGAACAGCTTGTTCTGTACCACTGGCCATTAAGTTCCAATATAAACCAGTTGTATCGTTATCTGGACGATTGCCGCTTGCGCCAATGTGTGCTAATACGCAAATATATGTACTAACTCCCCATAAGACAGTATCACCGATAACATAAGTTGTTCCGCTGGCCCAAGTTACACTGATACCAGTTGCACTAACGCCACCCGATTGTATTACGCCGCCGGATACCGTATTAACTGTGATTAATAAATCATTTGCTGGGCTCAAACCGCCCAATGCTGTACCAAGTACTTTTATAGTATTAGTTGATGCATAGCCAGTTCCGCCAGCTGTTACTGTAACAGTATATGTTGTATTTTTTGCCAGAACTGTAAATGTTGCACCTGAACCCGATCCAGTAACGTTTGTAGTTGTAGGACTTGTGTATGTGTTATAGCTAGGATTCCATTTAATACCAGAATTTAACTGACCCCAGTAGGTTGTAAATGGTGGTTTAGGATTTGTAGTAGCGGTAACTGTACCGGTACTGTAGTTTGACATTGTTACTGGAGCACCGCCCGGGGTAAGACTCACAGTAAATGTTGTATTGCCTGTTGGCAATGTCAACACATAATACTGTGTTGTTGAACTTAATAATCCATAACTTGATGCAAATGTAATTGGCAAACCTGTTACTAAATTAAGTGTCGATGATGTGGTAATTAAATTGTTTGTACCTGTGATAGTTTGATTACTAATAGCTGTACCGCTATAATTAGTAGTCCAATTTGTTCCACTACCACCAGTAATATAATATGTGTTGGCAGCTAGTCCGCCGCCACTTAAGAACATGCCGATAGCAACTGTACCAGTAATTGACCCGCCGATCGATAATGCTCCAATGTTACTAATGTTAGTATTGTTCATTGTTGCAGTAGCGGTAGCAGTTTGCGTAATCGATAGGGTTTGTACAGCATTATCTGCGGTACAAAGATATGTATATCCGTCAACACTTACAACGTTACCAACTCTATAACCAGTTTGTCCAGCTTGTAATCCACTTGGGCTTGCAGACCAAGCGCCGGCAAATGTTATACCGGTTGTAAATGGTTGCCAGTAAGTTGTTGCTGTACTCGGAGTTTGTCCGGTATGATTTTGTAATGCAACGTATGTGTAACCACCATAGGTTACCACATCGCCTTGAACATAAACGGTTGCATTTGACCATGAATTCAAAAATTCAAATCCAGATACAAACAATGTCCAGTTAGTTGCACCGCTGAATGTGCCCGATGAAGTATGTGCCAATGTACATAACCATAAATCTGCACCATATGTTACAACGTCGTTAGCACGATATCGAACGCTACTACCACTCCAGGTACCTTGATAATATATTCCAGCATTAAATGTTGACCATTTTGCTTGATCGTTTTCAAGACCTAAAGTTGCTGTGTTTGCCGATACGTGTGCAGTATTACAAATATAAGTGTATCCGCCGTAGCTTACCAAGTCGTTTAATTTAAAACGTGTATTAGTTGACCATGCGCCAATCCAATTGATGTTACTTGAATAAGGAACCCAATACTGAATAACAGATGTTAAACCGGAAGGAGTACCAGCGGTAGTGGCAATTGCCGGGCCGCCTTGGGTGTTACTTAGTGTAAATCCTGTACCAAGTCCGTTAGTTGCAACAATGTAATAAGTACCAGATCCGCTAGCAGTACCATTAATAGTACCTGTGCCAACGTTAGTTCCGGAAATTACAACCGACATTCCTACATTTAATGTAGTAGACGAACAGGTAAAAGTTCCGTTAGAACCAATTGCTGATATAGTTAGTGCATTATATTGATTATTTTCTAATCCTAATTGACTCACGCCAGAAACTGTGCCAGCCGATGACAAGGCATATGAACCGGACAGCGCAAAACTTACTGTACTAGTAGTACATGCGGTAACTGTGAATGTTGTGTTAATCGTATTAGTTGGGCTTGACGTAGTAGTTGGACTAAATCCAGCTAGTGTAATAGTCGATCCGATCAAAAATGGTTGTACTATCTGCGTAGAAAATGTTACAACTGCTGTGCCGCCACTAACAGTCATATTGCTAGCGGTTAATGTCGCTGTAGCACTTGCGCTAGTATGCGCTGTAGTACATTGGTAGATCACTCCGCCGTATAAAGATAGGTCGCCCAAATTATATGCCGTAGCATTTAACCAAGTACCTTTCCATTGCGATCCGTCTGCTATCAAATTCCATAGCGTTGGATTAGCTGTTAAATCTGTATTAAAAACACTAGAACTTGTATTTGTTACAACACAAATATATGTTTTTCCGCCGACAGTAACTATGTCATCAACAACATATGAACTACTTGGTGCCCATGTACCTTGGTATACAGGTTTAATTCTACCTAATTTAAATTCTGCCATTTTATATCATCCTCTGATAGTATTTATCTTTGTTATATTTTACGAATTATCTTGTGCCGGCTCTACTAAATGCATTTCGTCCGTAGAAATTCAGCGCAGCCAAATTGCCGTCTACATTGATGTTTAAATTAACCGATGGTGCGATTGATCCTGGAACAACTGCAAAATTAACTTTACTAGTCATTTTTACATTAGAACCGGTTGTTCCGTTTGGTATTGTGGATTTTATAAGGTTTGGACCTCCTACCACAACAGTACCTGCTGTCAATTGTCCAGTAAAGGTATTTGCACCGCCCTGACTCAAACGACTGGTTAGATAAGTTTTAATCGCCTTCTGTGTAGGAACTACGTTATCGCTATTGGCGCTAAATGTAGAATCTGTACTAAATTGATTAACAACCACACTAGAACCTCCTACACTAATACCGCCCAAGCTCAGTGTGGTTAATCCAGTTAATCCAAATTGGCTTGCACTCAATGTTACAATACCAGTGGCCTGTTGAACTCCAAACAAACTACCCACTTTAAAATTACCGTCTTGGTCAGTCGAAGTATAGAATACACGCCCATAATTTGCTTCAATAGTTTGATTGTTAGGATACGAATTTCCCGAGTTAGTCAACGGATACAATGAATTCACTAAATCGCCAGATCCTATGTATAAGAAATCGTGATTGGTTAATCGTGCTTGACTGTATTTTGTACGAATACTGATTACAGTACCGTTAGCAGTTGCATTAGCTGTACTAATCGCCGGACTGACTGAAACGTTTGCTTCTAAGTTTGGAATACTAGTACCGTATACTGGATAGGCACTTGTAACTTTATAAATTTGACTTACTCCGGTAATAGTCAAGTTATCTCCTGGGCTTGGTAGCCTTGACAAGTTATTGATAATCACCGACAATCCTGTTTGATACTGGTCGGCAAATCCCGATCCTGATATTAAAACAGATGTAGAATTACTGTTATAACCATTACCTTTATTATTAAATGTTGGACTGCTTAATGTACCATTACTTAATCTTAAAGAGGCCTGTACGTTAGTTGTAACATTAGGATCAGTAACGACTAATGTTGGGGAAGAAAATGTGTTAGACCCTGCCGATGTTTGATAGCCGCCGCCTGGTTCCCACTCGGCGATGCTGGTGATAATTCCCGAAGTTACACTAGGACGACCTTTTGTTTTACAACCTGCATTAATTAAACTACCGGCAGCTTGTCCGCCCAATGTTGTTATAGTACCAAAATAATTTGTTGGGTTAATACCAAATGCTGTGGCAAGGCCATATGCTTGTGATACTACTGCTTGTTGATTCCATTGTAAACAATCTTCGCTAGTATAAGCTACTGCACTATTGGAATTCAACGCAGTAAATGCGCCGTTTCCATAGACCACAACACTTGCCTGAACAGAAATATTACTGCTAGACCAAGTTTTTCCGTCTTGAGAAAATGCAGGTACTCGGCCAGAACTGCTTACAACAACAAATGTCTGTTGTCCAAAAGCAATACTTGACCAGGTACTAGAAGCTGGTAATGCGCTGGCAATCCAAGTTTGGCCGTCGGCGCTATATGCCGCTGATCCGCTGTTGCTTGCTATTGCTACAAATAAACCATTACCATATGTTAATCCTACATTAGTTCCAGCGATAGTAGAACTTAACATCGCAGTACTAGCATTTGCTCCGTCAAAGTGTAATAGCGTTACAGTATTAATATCAGGTATAAATGGATTTGTAGAAGGAGTAAATGTTGTACTATATGATCTCGAAGTAGTGCTAACTCTAAACTCATCAATATACCCGGTTAAGCGGCTCGCACTTGTATAATATGCACCTATCGTAAAACCTTTGGCCGCATAGTTATTAGTATCAGTGTAAGTTGTAGTTTGCACTGTTCCGCCTACAAATAAACGTGTTACACCGCTAGCTCTTGCTACAGCAATATGAGTCCATGTGTTGGCAGAAAGAGCTGTGTTGCCTGTGATAACATAACTTCCGTTTACATATAGTCTCAACAAGCCAACATCAGTGGTATCTAGTAAAAGAGATACTTCGGTCGCACTAGCACGTTGGTCAAATATTCCTTGAACTGTGGTAACTGACGTTAAGTACACCCAACACTCGATAGCAAAATCGCCGACGCCGTACGCATAATCTGAGCTGGATGCAGTTGTAATAAAAGTACTAGCAGTACCATCTAGGTATAGTGAACTTGTACCAAATTGTTTTTGTGTAGTGCTAATTTGTGCATTACCTACTGCCGGTGTGTTGCTTGCAGTATTGACAAATATGTGATTGCTTGGCAAGAATGAAGTCGTCCAAGTAGATCCGTAATTTGTCGAATATGCCGCAGTTGTACTGCCTGCATCGATTGCAACAAATCTACCATTGCCGTATGTGATGTTTGACCACGTTGTACTGCTTGGTAAATTAAAAGTTCTCCAGCCAGCGCCACCAGATTTGCTAACTGCTACTTGTGATGATCCGCTTGCTATTGCAAGCCAATAGCCATTGCCGTATGCAATGCTTGACCAACTCTGTGACGATGGTAGTGTGATGGTTGACCAAGTTCGACCATCAGGCGATCCTGCGGCAGTTTGTCCTAAATTTGGCAATGCAATAAAATAATTATTTCCGTAAGCCATCGATGTCCAAGATTGTCCAGGACTTAGTGAAACTGCACTTGTATATGTACTTTGATTAAATGGCGGTGCGCTATAGATTAATCGAGGTTCAATAAAATACACACTAGAATTATCTAATACTGATTGTATCGGTGTACCGGGATTAATATGATCCCAACCTACAGCCGCGATATTCATTGATCCAGTCTTAGTTTGCAATGCTATTGGACTAGCATTAGTAGATGATCCGGATATAGTTCCTTGTGCTAGTGATACTGCAAATGTTGTTCCTGATGAACCAGTGGGTAAATTTTGAATATAATAAGTTTGCCCTATAGTTACAGCTGACCCACCAAACAAACTTGTCGAGAATGTGGCTGTCATCGCACCAGTACCTAATGTTAACGATTTAACAGCAGTTGTACTAGATGCTGTCATCGATCCAGTAGTTCCACTTAGTGTAAACGAGGTCGGACAAGTTTTTGCTGTCATCGATCCGGTTCCACCTGACATAGTAACGGCTTGCTGGCTTGGTAATTGACTAACTGTAATAGAACCGTTTAATCCTTGAGTACCAAACGCAAGTATATAATAGATAGATCCTGAAAGAATGTTAGGTTCCCAACTTGTTCCAATAAATTGTATAGGTTGATTTGGAACAAGACCAGTAGTATCTGAAATTGTAATTAAATTAGTTGATACAGCCGTTGCTGTTACGGATACTCTAATTACACTGCTTGCAATAGTAAATTGTGTTGAATTAATAATACTACTGATATAATATTTCTGGCTGTCAACAATGTTGTCGTATACATTTGTAAATATTATTGGGTTCAACACCTGTAATGATGCTGTTGAAGCAACTGTAAGCGCATTTGTTCCGCTAGTGGTCGCTGTGACTGTAACTGTAGATAGTGTTGATGAAATTGTAAAATTACCGATATCGATAATGTCCGAGATGTAGTAAACTACGCTATCGGTTACGCCACCGATAGCAGTTCCTGTAAACTGAATCGGATAATTAACAACCATATTAGTAGTTGTAGCTTGCAGATAATTATTATTTGCTGTAAAGTTTACAATCATTGAACCTGATGCAGTATTCAACTGATATACCGTACCGGCATAGTTTGCACTTATTTGAAAAGTAGTTGGTGTGATGGTTCCTGGAACAACATAGTAAATGTAATTTCCAATCACGTTACTAAGCAACGCACCTGCGCCAGCCGAGAATGTGACACCCATGTTGCCGGCAAGGCCTGCGGTAGAACTGCAAACAAAATAATTACTAACTCCGCCAACTGCGCTAGTTATTGTAGTTTGCGCTAAGTTGGTCGAAGCCACACTGGTTGTATAATATGTTGGAATAAATTGTACAGCTTGATTCAAATACATTGTGCTGACATTAGTACCAAGACTCGCCAGTGTAAAAAATCCAGTACCTTGGTTTGTACTTGCAATTTGTAAACTAGTAAATGATTCTTTTAACACCCATGCATATTTTGGTGTTGGGCCAGTATTTCGGCTATCAAAATAGCTGATGTATCCATACTGTCCTGCGCCAGTTCCGCTATTAACAAATACACGCATACCTGTATAGTTTGCATTTGTATTTGTATCAGCTGTTGCTAATTGAATGAATTGATTTGTTCCGCTTTGACAGTTATTGCTGGCTGTTAAATATCCAGAACCGCCTGTGACTCCTGTCGAATCGGTAGTAACGTATGTTTGGAATATACTTGCAGATCTAATTTCATCCGCAATAGTGACAACTCCTGTTCCAGATCCTGTAATATTTAAATTAGCATAAGCTGAATATTTCGAAGTTGCATACACTTCAAGATAGAAATTTGGTTTGTATGTGCTTGCAGAAAGTTCAGCTTGTGCTCCATACAGATAAGTGTATTGGCCGGCAGTACCGTTAAATCCTCTTGGATATATTCTAAATTGTAAATTTGTATTTAGGCCAGTAGTGTCATTGATAGCGAACCATATTCTATACCAACCTATACTGTTACCTGTTGTTGAAATTGCTTGACTAATTGCTCCGTATTGTTGTGATAATACGCCGCCGCCGGAGTTTGACACACTAGATACACCAGTAACGAAATTATAATTAAGTCCGCTAGTTACAGTTTGTGAACCAGAAAATATACCTTGTATATCTATGCTAGTAGCTGTTCCTTTTTTAACATACACACTAAGTGTATAATTCAATGCACTATTGATTGGTACTGTTCCTGCACTGGTTACTGTTAAAATAGAACTACCAGATAAAGAAAATACTGTAATGATACAATCGTTAACGCTGTTAACACCGCCTAGTTGTCCGCCTGCAATGTACAATTGATTTGAACCAACGTATCCACTACCGCCAGCATAAACTGTAACTACATAAGCAGTACTGGTAACAGTAACGTTGAATGTTGCTCCTGAACCAGATCCGCTAACGTTAACTGCACTAATATTAGTATATGTTGCTCCGGCAGCTGGAATTGCTATGTCTTGATAAACATAGCTTCCGCCTGGTCCCGATGTCAAACCTTGTAAAGTCCATGCTTCTGTTATACCAGTTAATGCTGTGGTATTTTTAGAAAATATAACATTGTTATCGCTAGTCCAGTTTGCACCTAAAAAGTTATTACTGAAATTTAATAAATTAGTAGTTGAAGTATTATACGAAGAGCCAGCATTAGCATAGCTTAATCGCAATAGTTGTGCGGCAGATCCGTAAGAGCTTTGTACTGTTGCTTGCGATTGACTACTTTGATTAAAAACTATTCCTGTAGCAGGAGTTTCTGTTGCATCAAAACCGGTTGCAATAACACCATATATTCCATATGAACTGTTACCGTTGGTAGCACGAATACGTCCGCCGGCCTCGGCCATGTATCCAGAATATCCGTAATATGAAAACACAGAAACTGCTTCACATAACGAACTAGGACCAGTACACCATATGCCGATACCGTCATTGACGATATGTGTGAAGTCATTACATACAATAGATTTATTTCCGCCGTTGTGTAATGTTCCGTCAATTTTTAATGCGGTACATCCGTTACCAAACGCAGTTACGTTTTGTACATATGGGCTACGACGATAGATCCATGCTGTTGTATCGTTAGGGCCGGTACCTGGATCTAGACATGCATAGCTTCCGCCTGTGGGTCTTTGAATCAAATTAACATCGATTTGACCTAGTGTTCCTGCCAACCCTGTTAAAGTCATGTTGCGAAGTCCAGTACCGTTGCGTAATCTAAACATATCTTTTAAATTATCACCGGCATACACTGTCATATTTCCGCCAGTATAACTGGTCAATCTTACAATAGTTGATCCAGTATTTGTTAAAGTTAAGATGCCGCCAGTTCCATTTATTGTGCTTACAGTGATGTTAATATCATTAACCGATAAATTAACAGTGCCTGTTCCAATACCTGCGACGGCCGATGCTACGAACGAAGTTCCTACTGTATTGTTTGATGCTCCGTTTAATGTAAAATTAGTAGTACCAAGACTTGCAATAGTATAGGTAACACCTTGTATCATAGCTGTTGCTAAAATAGTCGGAGCATTTACTTGTCCTCCAGGTATTCTAAGCGTATCACCTGCCAAATAATTAGATCCTGCATAACTAACTGCTACAGAATATAATCCACTGCTTAATGGACTCACTGTAAATGTTGCATTGGATCCTGCGGCTACAATATTAACAGCCGATTGATATGTTAGCGATCCTGTTAAGCTAGTTACTCCAACTTGAAGAGTGCTAGGATTAATAGTAGATCCAACAATATAATATTTTTGTCCTGTTGTTATTCCGCCAAAACCTGCATAAGTTGTTCCGATTACGTTTGTTATGTTTGGATTAGCAAACATTATCGGTTGTTGATCTGTCATGCCAGTTACGGTGTTAACCGTAAAAGTATTTGTTGTAGAACTGCTTGTAGTGGCAGTAGCAATAATGTTTATGTTAGGTTGTACAATAACGCCGCGCAATTCATCACCAACAATTGCAGTATTAGCCGGAACTGTAATTGGCAGGGTTTCATTATAAGTACCAGTCTTAACAAAAATATTTACGCTTACACCAGTATTTGGTGGAGGAAGTGCCGCAGTACTTTGTGTAGTTAACGAACTTGTAACATATCCAATCAGTGTCGCGGCAGAGCCTACGGCAGAAACTCCAGTTACTGCATTTGTTTCCGATCCAGGTAAACCGGTTATTTGATAAATGATTGGTGTTATTCCATTTGTTGTTTGATAATTTGCCGGTGGTGCAGTTTGTGTAAGTGTATAATTTATTAAACTAGTCAAGTATGTTAACATCGGCAAATAAAACGGAACATCTACTGCAACTGCACTACTAAAGAATTGATTGTTTTGACCAAAGGCAAAAAATGCTAAGGTAGCGGCTATAGTCTGACTATTACCACCTCGTCCGATATCATAAGCGATTGCATCAACTATGTAGCCGGCATCTCTAGAAGCTTTTGTTGTATCTAACACATAAGAAGATGTATAAGGAGATAGGTTATTTGTAATCTGATATCTTGCCCACTGAATCATTTCTGCTAAAATCCAAGATTTATTAGCATTTAGTAGTGCTACTCCGTTTGGAAATTGTGTTCCGTTAAGTACCACATTACATGCATACGCAATAGATTTAAATGGTCGGTCCCATGTTGATCCGTATTCTGTTGTATCTTGTCCAGTAGTTGAGCATACATAGTATACATTTGAAATAGTATTGATGTTAGCCCAAGCAGGAGATGCTGTTTTTGTTCTCAACGTATAAGTGTGTGGTCCTATTGGTAATGCAGTATAACTAAGAGTAGAGCTAGAGTAATATTCTGAATCTCCTATAGTATTCATAGCATTTTTTCTAGCGTGTGTTACATAAATGCTCCAATAAGTATTTCCAGTATCTGAATCAGGTCTATTGTTTGTTGGACCAACAGCTTGCATACCTGTTAAGTACGCTGAATTATGGCTTTGTATACAAACATACGTGGTATTTTGCCATAATGCAATATCTCCAACGCTGTAGTAATTATTGAGAACCCAAGTTTTAGTCCAGTAAGTACTAGGTACTAATAAATTCCAGTAAAGATAATTTATTCCAGTAAAGATTAATTGTTGGCCGTCAGTTAATGTTGTTGTTGAATCAGGAGCCGCACTTAATGTTACGGTCACACCCGATACGCTTACTACCGTCTGACCTTGTGTAAATCCCACACCTATCACATACATCCCTGAAGTAATGCCAGTTCCCGACCCAACTTTTAAAGTTGTTCCTGAACTACCAGAAGCAGTATAGGTAGTTGTTATGTTAACAGCTGATGGATCTTGATTTGAATTATTAGTATTCGCAGAGTATACTCTACCATGTCGACGAACAATCGTACCTACAAGATAATTCGTTACTGAATTCCATTCTCCGGAATAAGAAAATCCTTGAGTAAACAACGACCAGCTACTTGAACTAGTGCTTGGTGTGTTTCCAGAATTATTAGCTACTTTACTAATGTAAGTGTAACCACCGTATTCAACAGTGTCGCCTAATTGATAAGTTGCTCCTGCTGAATAAGGATTAGTAGGAGAGTATTGCTGGCCTGGTAACCATAATGTCCAGTTTGACGGAGTAAATGTGCTGTCTGAATTATAAGTTGCACATTGATAAATGTTATCGCCAACTTTGGCTAGATCGTTAAGTTTGTATCGAGTTCCGCCACTCCATGTACCTTTATACTCCACGCCGCTAGAAAATATTTTCCAAGAACTTTGATTCGCTTCGAGTCCTAATAATGCTGTGGCCGCGCTGGTATGATTAGCAGTACAAATATATACTATGCCGCCGTATTTGACTACATCGCCTATGCCGTAGACTGTACTAACAACCCATGTTATATGCCAGCTAGGAAATTGTGTATATAATGCCCAGTTGCTAGATTGACTTGCAAATGCTGTACTGGTATGTTGAGTCGTACAATAGTAAAGCTGACCGCCAAATATAGCAATATTTCCTAAACTATAAGGAGTTCCTGAAGACCATTGGCCTGTAAATGTTTTACCTTCTACAATTAAATTCCAAAGTGGTGTAGTTGCGCCACTACCTGTCACATAATATAAGTCGTTGTAAAAACTAGATGCATTGGAGGTGTTTGCAATCAAACACACATACGTTTTACCCTGGTAACTTACGATTGCATCTTTAGTATAAACCGTACTTGGTTTCCATGCACCTTGCCAGGTAAAACGTAATCTTCCTATTTTAAATTCTGCTGCCATGTTATTATCCTGTTAGTTTGAACTTACTATTTGTGCGGCTGGGTAAGTATAAGACTGGTTGATACGCACTACCAACTGTCCTGTATTATCGATATAATAAAAACAATTTTTCTGATCCCAGCGATATTGGTCAAAATATAAGTTAGGATATGGACGAGTATGATCTGTGGCTAGACGTCCGTCAAAGAAATCTACACCATATTCAAAGTTTTCAAAGTTTCCACTGTTCGGCCCGGCTACGTTTAAACTAAAAGATGCCGTGCTAGTTAACTGATCTACTTTTTCAAAAAACAGTGTACCATCATCTGTTCTGCGTAATCCGTAAAAAAATCTAGGACTATCTCCAAGAATATCGCCTAACGACGTGTCGCCTACATAATAATTTCCGCTCATAATATCAATCCTTAAACGATTTCAACCAAACTTACAACAGCATCTAAACTGGCCGCTGTGTTGGAGACAATACTTAATGTGTTACTTCCGCCCAATACTAAACGTTCTCCGCCGTTAATTACACGCAAACTTTGATTTGGTGGAATAACTACATCTTTAATATAATAGGCAGCTATCGGGCTCGCATCTGTAAAACTTACCACGATAGCTGTTGATGCAGAACCTGCTGAAGCATTTTGACTCATAGTAATTGTACCTGCGGCCGCATTAAAACTGCTGATAGTTGTCAATGCTGGAATATATCCTACCGATGTAAGGGCCGCTCCATTTTGTATTTCACTAAATGTATTCACGTTACTAATAGTTGGACTACCACTTACAAATGTTCCTGTAAATGTCGATGTTGGTCCTGGGTCTGTAACAATTACACTAGCTGTGATAAAGCTACTAGTAACATTTGCAAGACTAATGCCTAACACTGTAGTTCTTACGTTGCTACTTGCTGTATAAACAATAGTTGCAGTTGTTCCAAGGCCAGGGCTTAGTGCGTTTTTAAATGTGGTTGACATGTTATTATCCTAATGTTAGTGCCCACTGGACACTGATGTCTGAAGCTTGGCTAACTGTAATACCACTTTGTACACCAGCAACACTAGTCCATGCCGAACCGTTGTAAATTTCAACAGCAAGTGAACTATTGTCAGTATTAAATCGTATCATTCCAGTTGTTGGAATACTTGGACGCTGTAAAGTTGTGCCTGACGGAATAACAACACCGTTGGTTCCGCCAATATTGATATAACCAGAAACTGTACCAGTAATACTTGTACTAGTACCTAGAGCTTGTGATGGTGTAACGTAATAAGTTCCAGCTCCGCCAGTACCAGTTAATAATGCAGTAATAACAGTCCCAGCAGTAACCGCTCCGCCTGCCGCTGATAATATCATGCCTTTATAAATGGTTGCTGTTGGAGTTCCTGTTACAGTTAATACTGTTGGAGTTACTGTAATTGTTGTATTGGCTTGTGTCAAATAATTATTAATTTGCCACTGGCTTCCGTTACCTGAACCTGCAATATTAGCTACAATGTAAGTTCCTGCTGGTAAACTACCGCCACTTAATACTTGCCCAACTGCAATTGTTCCGCCTGGTACTGAGTTAACAGTTAGTGTTGTTCCGCTTGTGCTTCCTGAAAAAGTAAAAGTTGAACCGAGTGCAATAGTACCGTTGAAGGTTGAACTTGATGTTTGTTGTTGGAAGTTTGAAATAGCATTTGGGCTAGTATTCTGTATAGTGTTTCCACTAATTTTAAAATTACCAATGTTTACACCAGCGGCTCCGGTTGTCACAATTGAAATATCCTGACCGCTAGCTGTATTTGTTATGTTGTTGCCAGAAAATGTAAAATTAGCTGTGCTTAAATTACTAGCAGTAAATGTGCCCAGTGTCAATGTGTTAGCATATACGTTAGCCCATTGTAAACTTGCACTACCTAAATTATATGTGTTAGTAGTAGCCGGTAAAATATTACTGCTGACGCCAGCAGTAATGGCTACAGTATCAGTTGTTTGATCACCAATTTGAATATTACCCGCAACAGTAAGTATACCTTGCACTGTTAAATTGCCGGCAGTATTAAAACTACCGTTAACTGTTAAGTTACCGTTTACTGTGGTAGCACCTGTACCCGTAGTTGTGAATACAATATTTTGATTGTAACTGATTGTGCTGATTGTACTGCCAGTAAGTTGTAAATTGCCTACTTGCAATAGACCTTGATAAACTACTGGATTTGCTCCGCTAGCTGTTAAATTTATAGTACCACTTGAACTAGTGATATTATTAGAGCTGAAGCTGATTGTGCCAAGGGTAGCTGTGCCACTGGCATTTAAGTTAGTGGTTCTGGTTGTACCATTTACTTGGAGATCGTCTGAAGGAGTGCTGGTATTAATACCGACACGGCGATTGGTAACATCAAGATATAGTAGGGTCGTCTCAAAGGCTAAATCAACTCCGTTACGAAGTAGATTACTCTTTAAGAGCGGACCCGAAATTCGACCTAAGGCCATGTACTCTCCTCAAACCCCGTGTTTCACGGTTAACCACCTTGCATTGCGGGTTTACCACAGTTTAATATCGGGAATTTTGGTCAAACTCCACAGTAATAGTATTTAGCGGATTGAGTTTTTTAACCTAGTATAATGTCGTATATGACACTAAGGTCTGCGGCATCTGAAGCTGATGTTGAAGCTCCGGAGCCAATGGCAGGTTGCCAAGTTGAACCGTTATAAATTTCTAAGTATTGTAAAGTAGTGTTATAACGAGTCATACCAACTGTTGGAAGAATACGTTGGGCTGTAGTTCCTGCTGGAATTACTAGTGCTGTTACGTTATTAAAATCCCAATATCCGTCGCTGGTTGAAAGTAAATTATAAGGCTGGCTGGTTGCGTTAACAACATTGTTGCCTGAAAAAGGATATATTCCGTTAAGACTAACTTTGCCTGCACCTTGTGTTATGAATGTAATATCTTGGGTAGGGTCAACGCTACTGATAGTATTGCCCGTAAAACGGATACCGCCAGCATTTAAGGTGGTTGTTGTTGTTGAAGTTACTCCGGCAGCAGTTGCGGCATATAAATTATTCCATTGTATACTAGCACTGCCTAATGTATCAGTATTAGTAATGCTGGGTATCAAATCGCTAGTTATTCCAGCAGTAAAATTTACAGTGTCTGAAGTTTGATCGCCGATATTGATAACACCGGTTGCCGATAAATTTCCAGTAACATAGCCGTTACCAGTAATAGTGGTTAAACTGCTTGCTCCATTAACTTTACCGTCTCCAGTCCAGCTTACAATGGCTGCTCCAGACGGGCTAATATTTACATCAGTATTGATGGTAGGTGCATAGATTCCAGTAAGATTATCTACATACAATCCAGATACGCCAACACCGCTAGCAATAATAGTAGGAGTACTTGATTGATTTGGAGTTACATTTATTGCTGTGTTAAGGGCGTAACTAATTGTATTTCCGCTAACGGTCCAATTAGTATTTGTAAATGTTGTATCAACTTTTAAATTAGTTGTACGTATTCCATTAGAGCCACCAATGAATAATGTGGTAGGACTTGTACCGAAATTATTGATACCAACACGTCGATTAGCTACATCTAAGTATAATAAATCAGTGTCAAAACTTAAATCGCCCGCTTGGCTATTTTCAAAGTTAACGAGATTATCGGCTAATAATGGACCGCTTATTCGTCCTAAACTTGCGGCATAATCCGGAGTTACATCCGCGGCCATTGTTTATTCCTTAATTATTGATCAAAACCCGATAATACTATTACGGGTTTTCCCAGCGGTACTGCACTGGTAAATCTAAGATAATAACCTGCTGGTCTGACTACTTGAATTGCTCTAGCTGCCGCAATTCCGCCAGTGGTTGCATTATTAATGGTGATCACGTTAGTTATTGCGTTGACACTGGTAACGGTAGTGCTGGCCGCAAATACTGTACTACCGGCACTACTGGTAAACAGTATTGTTCCAACAGGAGTGCTGTCAGGAGGACTACTTAACACAACAAGATTGCCCGACGCTGAAACCACTGTAGTTTGAGATCCGCCAAATACTCCGTCGTCGTTAAAACCTTGACCGTAAACATACATGCCAGCAGTAATTCCAACAGTGCTGGCAACTAATAAATTATTACCCAACAGCGCACTAGATCCCGACGCATCAAATGTTAATGTTCCAGTGGGCTGAGTATTGGCAATCGCACTTAATACAATAGTCCAACCGCCGCCGCCGGTGTTTGTTGCCGATGACACATACTGATTACTATTGAATCCTGTTCCAGTTACTTTTTGGCCTGCTACGATTAATACACCGCTAAATCCAGTTACCAGCATAGTGGTTGATGTTATGGCTCCACTGGCATAGGTTGCTGTATTTGGAGTGGTATTAACTGTAGTGCTGACAGTAGTAGTTGGTGCGGCAGTAGTTAATGTATCACCAACATTAACATCCACAACACTAGATAATGTTAAACTTGTACTACCACTGTTTGCCAATACACTTACAACAGTTTCAGTAACTGGATTTTGCGAAAGCAAATAGTTAGTTACTGCAACTTGCAGTACGTTTTCTACCATAACTAATAAATTCTGCGGACCAAATGTTGAACCAGTTTGTACTTGACTTGGGACAGTTCCAACAGACAACGGGCCAAATAATGTATTAAGTGCATTACCGTTGGCAAGTGTTTGCTGTGTAATTGCATTTGATTCTTTAAATCGCAATGCTCGCCAAGCACTACCTTGATAAACCATAACTTGGTTAGTTGTAGTATCATAACGCATCATACCGGTCGAACCTGATGGTTGCGCACTAGTCGGGCCGTTTGGCAATACCAAACTACCTTGACCTATTGGGCTAACATAAACGTTTGCTCGTGCGGCATCCGAATACAATGTTGTATTGTTTGCAGTTCTTCTATCTAGGGCTTGACGTTTTAAGAATCTCATTATACTGCCAATGTGCTTATGGTAAATGCCAACATACTGCCAACTGATGCGATTGCAATTAGTGTATCGCCGGTTGCAAATACTAATTTTTCTTGATCTAAACTTACAGTTTCGCCTGCCGGTATTGGTAATGCTGAAATAATTGTATGTTTAACCTGTGTTGTTGTTCCGCTAACATCTGCCGCAGGAACTACAAATAATGTTAAATTACTAGTTGATGCTCCGTAGTTACATACAATCATAGTTGAAACTGCATTTGCTCCACTGCTTGCATACATCACCGAATTGCTTGTTGTAACTAATGTATTTGAAATTGCCATATGTGTTCCTTAAAATAGTATGCTTAACAATAATGCTCTGTTTTTTGCAATCAACTCGTCATTATAATTAGCACTATTTACAAAATATATACCTGTCTTACCTGCACCTATGGTTGCTGATGCATACAGTTCAGCACCAGTTGATACATAAGTAGGAGTAACTGATTGATTATCTAATGTTAAATATCCGCTGACTTCAACAGCCGCACTGCTAGCCGCAGTTAATATTAAATTATTTCCGCCAGTGCCGCTAATTGTGTTTTGTGTTGTATTTCCACCGATGCGTACATTGCCAAGAAAGAAACCAGCATTGGTCATGGTTCCAATCGTAGTAGGCGAAGATGCAACTTGCGCTTGGAAAGTGATTGTACTACTGCCAGCTTGTATACTTGTGTTAGCGGTGCCAATTGTTGATCCAACTGTTGCTGGATATTGTAAATTTGATACTAATGCATTGCCCGGAACACCATTAGTATACGTGCTTGCAACATAATTTTGTAAAAATTTAAAATTAGGAATGTCGCCATCTCTAATAACATAATTGGCATAACTGGTACTGTTTGTAATAGTCAATACTCGAGTAGTATTGCGCATGTCAAAAACGATATCACTTGTAGTACCGGCATTTGTTATGGTTTCAAGAGCTAGTCCACTTAACAAACCGTCTGCTGTTCTTAGTTGAAAACTTCCTGCCGAATCTGCTCCGGTGCTGGCTGTAACTGTAGCAGTTAATGCCGTTGCGCCACTGCTGGTAGTTGTAATAGCAGTGCCATTATATGTTTCAGATAAAGTAAATGTTGTTGTACCATTAGTAGTAATGATATAATATGTTTTTGGTGTTGTGTATCCAACTATCGTACCAGCATTAATTGTGCCAGTGATAGTAATAGTGGCTCCTACAATTAACGTTGAACTGGCACAACTAAATTGTCCTGCGATACCTGTAATTTTTACAGTGGTAAGTGTTACTGAAAATTGATCCCAACGACTGATAGCTTCATTGAACAATAGTTGAGCTGGACTTTTTGCGCCACGCTCTATTTCAATTCCAGCTGTGCCGCTTGTAATGCCTCCGGCATTGCTGGTATCTCCAGAATTTATCTGAATGATGTTGTCGGTAATTGCACTATTAGTAGTTTCGATAGTTGTAGTACTACCAAGTACATCTAAATTACCTTTTATTAAAACTGTCCCGTAACTTGCTCCGCCCGCTTGTGTATCAAGCGTAATGGTTCCTCCAGTAGATACCTGGACTTTATAATTGCTATTGGGAACAACGACTATACGTGACATAAGAATCCTAGAAGGGGACCAAAGTCCCCTGTTAAGTTATTAAGCGTTATCAATTGTAACAGTTGTGCTTGCTACAGCTGATCCTGTTGTCCATAGTGCGGTTGCATTGTTGGAAAACTGGAAGCTAGAACCTACGTTTTGTTGTAATGTTACTTTGTTTTTTGTTAGTTTAGTAACAAAATATGTATTACCAGCAGAGTCAGTAGCACCAATAGTCATAAATCCAGCTGACAACGGAATAGTTGATGTTAATAAACAAACATCAATTCCATCTGGAGTTTCAACTTTGTATCTACGTGAACCTTTTTGTGAAACAATATCTGCTTCGCTGTATTCTTTTAAGCCTGTTGGCAAGAATGCTGATGCAATAATAGCCAGACCAAAGTTTCCTGTACCGCTTATTAATCCGCTAGCAGTTGTTAAAGCAACAGTAAGTGTACCTGAGCTACCTGTTAAACCACTAACTGCTACTACTAAATGTTGACTACCAACACCAGTTGTGCTGGCAATTGGGCCTGCATCTGTTGTGATACTTGTTGCTGTGCTACTAGTGAAGTTTGTATAGTTTGACGCGATAGAAATCTGTTTTGTAGCTGAGTTAACTGCAATAATATGATATGTACCAGCTGTTATAGTAGATGAACCACCTGTACCAGTTGTTACAAATTTCTGACCAGTTGCTACTAGACCATTAACACTTGATAATGTTAATGTACCAGCTGTGGTAAATGTTAGGCCAGTTGTTGTACCAGCTGACGTTACTTGAGCAGTTGTTGGTAAACCAGTTGCGGCATTTAAAGCTACTAGTGTAATTGTGCTTGTGCCGTTAGTTGCTGAAACAATATAGTTGTTACCTGTTGCATAACCTGTCCAAGTTGTACCGCCAATAGTACCTGTTACGTTAATAACTTGACCTACCCAGAATGTTCCAGCTGTTTGTGCTGTACTGAATGAGAAGTTACCTGTTGTACCACTTGTTACTGTACCAAGTGTTAGACCGGCGCCTGCTGTTGAAGCTGTGATTGGTAAAGCCGCTGTGCTTGTTGTTACATAGCCGTTACCAGATGCTGTGATAGTTGCACTAGTTAAACTCCATTGTGCTACAGCAATAGTATGGCCTGCACCACTTGATGGAACAGTTGTTGCTAGTGTTCCAGTATTAACAGTTGTACTTGGGCTACTTGCGTATACTGCTGATGTAACTGTACCAGCTACTGTACC